AGATGGTCCCACACTAACCAAAGGTATTATAAGACCAGTTCCAAGTGCTCCAATCCATGTGGCTGATGTAATCAAGGTACCACTAATATTGTATAGACTCACATATCCAGTACAGTTATCTCCACCACTATTGATGATTGATAGATACTTTGCCTCTGAATAAGATACTAGATCCTTTTTATTTCTTGGAAAGTCAGTTAAAAATAAGTCACCTTTGCCACCAGTATCAAGGTCATAATCTTGATAATCCCATCCACCAGTAGTTGCATTGGCATATCTGAATGATCCGTTTAGAAAAATGAATCCACTGGTTGCCTCTGCTGATGCTATTTGCACCTCAGCTGGTGTTCCATATCTCTCATATATCAGTAATGACCACACATATTCAGTCAATAGCTCTTGTCCTAATGTAGCTTGCTCAGGATAGTTATTATTCAAGACAGCTCTACCAAGTGCCGATATATTAAACTTGCCAGCATCCCCATTCTCAGGGAATACTTGATGAGTTGAATTAAGACCGCCATTGATATACACCTCAACAGTGAATGAGAAATTAGCTTGTCCAGTGTTGTCTGATTCAAAGGTCCACTCCACATTATTGCAGATAGGCCAGAATGCCATTGGCTCATCTATTATCGTTATTGCCATGTTCTTGTATTTTTAGTGAATGAAACCTGAAACATTAAACCAGTCAAAGTAGCTAGATCATTTGATATCCTTTCAAGGACCTCATCACTCATGACGTTCTCAGTTATATTTCTAGGCTTGATACCATACTTGTTCTTGGTAGCTGATGCTGATGCATAGGCATGACTCAAGTCGTATCCCTTCCATTGCTTTATAGCTAGTGCATGATTCTTTGTAACCGCTGGAAAGTTGAAACTGTATGGAGTCTGAAATTTCTGTTGGCCTACCGGATTAACTCCTTGGTCTTGGAATTTATAATAGTCATCCGCTTGTATCTCAAATGACATGGCACCAGTAGGAAAGTATACTACTGATTGTGCTAATCCTCCAGTATTGCTTACATTAGTAAGTATATACTCTTGGAATTGTGCTGTTACCTCATTGGCTAGTCCTAAGATAAACTTTTCATAAGCTGTCTCAGGCAGACTAAGTTCAGTCTGCGAGATACCAAGTGAATCAAGAAATTGCAGATTATCAGCCATGTCTTTGTAATATGTAATCTTGTTCCGCTTTCAGCTTGAAGTAATTCATCCAAAACAAGGTCTTCACATACGGCTGCCTCGTAATCTCGTCAACATCTTTGTTAAGCTGTTGCGCCAAGTTGATGAGGATTCTTGTCCAGTTAAACCATTCGCTGTCTCTAAGAGTTTCTTGTGCATTATCTGATTCTGACTCATCAGCTTCGCTGTCTGTATTCCCAAGATAGCGAGATTCCGCCTCTCTGATTCTCGCAAAAAAAAAGCGAAGTAATTCAAAAACTCATCACCTGGAAAGGACCTTTTAAATATCTCCTCCCTCTTTTTATTAGGATTTAGCACCTTGCCTCTGTTATCCTCTTGGCAGTATTCCATGCCCTCTTCAATGTAGCAGATAGCCAGTGCCTCACAAGGTGACTGTGATACGTCATCAATGAGCTTCATGTCAATGATCTGACCAGTCTCAATATGTGCAAAGTCACGTTCAAATCTATATCTCTGCCCTTCGATTGTTATAAATTCAGATGGCTCAGAAGTCTTGTGCTCAGCTAACATCTTGAGCAGTGTAGTGCTGGCATTCATGATGTCATCAATGTGAATCTTTCTGACCTTGTTGATTGGCAGTCCGGTGAAGATGCTCACCATCTGTGACTGAAAGTCTAGCATGTTGCTCAGTGACTTATTTGTATTCTGAATCACTGGTGCTAGCATCAGCCATTTAGTCAACTGATCAGGAGTGCAGTCTTTTATTGTCTGTGGATAGCTTGCTTGTATTGTCTTTGTCATGCTCTGAGTATTTTATATTGACCTCTCTTGCTGTAGTTTTTCTTACAATGCCATGCCAGTGCCAATGATATCACACCATCATCATGAAGTCCTTGTGGTGCAGAGTATTGTACTGATCTGGTATTCGGATTGTAAATATAAGTAAAATTCTCAAGCTCATCTATCAGCCATTGCTCATCAGCTACCCTCACATCCGATTGCTCAAAGGCTAGTGCTAGATCCTCAATAATGACTGGCTTTGTCTTGCTTGTGGTAGTGAATGGATTCACCAGGTTGCGAAGTCTACTGGATAGCATCTCGTAGAAGATATCCCCTTGATTATTCACCTCTATCAATGTGACCGCCTGATATGCTCTGATGACATCAGCCACCTTGTCAATGATCTTGTTCCATTCATCATGTCGCCATCTGTTGACATATATCATCTCGCCTTTCTCATTCAGTATTGTCAGCACAGTGTAGTCATCTGCCCTACCTATGTCAAGACCAGCATAGCACTTGCCTCCCTTGGTCCATGTGCCAGCTGATTGCCTCACGTTCTTGAATAGTCCGCTTGCATTGTCAATGAATTCAGCTAGGTATTCTTGTCTGAAGATGTGATCAGGCAATGACCGCTTTCTTTCCTCAAGCTCTTCAGTAGCTATCATAGGATTCTCATAAGATGTGAAGTGGATATACTTGTATCTAGGATCATAGTTAGGCTGCATACACAAGGTATGAAAGTGATTCTTTCCTTTCGGAGTGCTGATGAATATTACCTTCCTACCCTTCACCATCACTGTTGCTGATAGGACCTCATTCCACAGCTCTGGTCTTGTGAAGGCCATCTCATCCACTACCATGTAATGGAATGTATTCCCTCGAATATTGTCAGGCCGTTCACCGCTAAAGAATTCTATTGATGATCCAAAGCCAGTGACTCTAAGATCTGATTTATTGAATTCAAATAGACCGCTGTTCTTTGTAGCTCTTTCAAGCTCAGCGAATACTTTCTTGCCTTGCTTATATACTGGAGTCACCCAAGCTATCTGACAGCCTCTATCATTGATTGCCCAGTATAGCAGCTGATTGATTCCTAGTAAGGTCTTGCCAAACTGCCTACCGATATTTAAAGCATAGTATTTTTCTGATCCCTTGTTGATGGCATCATGGATGTGCCTCTGATTAGGATGTGGCTTGTAGCCTTTGATTGTACTCATTCATCAAAGTCAAAGTTTTCAACATTCCTAGTTTCAACTTGCTGGCGATCATGCATGCCAAATTTGTTCTTAGCATAGAAGATTCCTTTGCCTTCATTGGCCACAATGTCCTTGCCCAAAGCTATGAATTCACCATCAATATTTTTTATAGTGTGCGATTTGTCTTTGTTCTCCCTTAGCCAATCATACCAAGTTCTCCTGGCAATTAGTTTCATTCCTAATTTCATTGGAATCCAAATCAATAAAAAGTAGTCTATAGTTGGAATTTGTCTATCAGGTACATCCACTACTTTACCACTACCAGCCACATGTGGTTTAGTTTTATTGAGGCATTCTTGAACATATTCATATCCAAGGTCCTCCAGTTGATCAACTACCTCTTGAGAATAGGCCATTCTGTAATATGTTATTTTGTTCCATTTAATATACTATAGTAATATACTATATCACTTGCAGTATTTAGTGTAAAATGTATATGGTACCACCTTCAATTTAACTAGGATCCATATCAGTGGCCTATATGCCTTGAAGTTGTATTTCTCATATTTTGCTCTGTCACCTTTGCGAATGTTTATCAGTGCCTCAATCTTAGGAAGGTAGTCACCGAACTTAGACATATCAAACTGAGCTTTCTCATCAAACAATTCTCTAGCTTGTTGCTTTGTCAATCTCCCTGACCTCACTTGTGCAGAAAGGTAAACAATTCGTTTATCTATTCCAAACTTATTTGGCAGTAGATAGCTACCCACAAACTCAGTGTAAACATTCTCACAATGCTTGCCGCCATAGTCTTGCCAGCTAATCAGACGTTTCATCTCTAGCTCCATTGTATCTCTATCAAATCCATAATGGAATGGTCTCACATTCTTGATTCCTTTCCAAGCATAGAATAGTTGGTCCTTGAATGTAAATAGTGGATAGTTGGTCAGCTCTGACTGAGTATAAGCCTTGTACACTGATCTGATATATTTGGCATCCATGTAGGTCCATGCAGCTGGTGTTGATCCCTCAGTTCTGAAGTCATGTCCGTTGAGGATGTACTTGATCTTGTACTTGTGAGCTGTATCATACATCAGTTTGGTCATTGCGATGTCATTGGGGATGTCAGCATCAGGAAGTCCAGCATATAGGAATGATTCGTTTAGCTTGTCATATTCAGCCTTGTTCACCTGGTATGTGATTGCATCCACGTTCAGCTTCTTGATGAGCTGTTGCATATTGTGTACAGCCTCTGGAGCATTCCAGTTATTATCGAAGTGAATCACTAGCGGCTTGAGGCCCCAGTAACGTACAGCCGTATAGAGTAGTGTAGAAGAGTCTAGTCCTCCACTGATTCCCATGATGCAATCGTACTTGTCACCATAGCCATGTTCTCTGATCTTGTTGAGCATGTCATGCAGTCCATCAGGATTGGCTTGTTTCTGTAGCTCATCATGTAGGTCACAGTAGTTGCATTGCTTGTCATTCAAGACTGAGAAGTCAGAAGTGAATAGGCATCTTTTACATTCTTTTTTCATGTTATAATTATTTGAAAGTAGCTTTCATTTAGTTTGACTGTGTGTATTTTGTAATCAAGAAAATCCTCTGGTTTAATGTTATACCAGATATGCTCATGATCACAATCTTCAGGCTCATCTAGTGGCAAAGATAACACAAGATATTTACAATGTCTTTTACATTTGTCAATAACCTCGAATGGATACTCAAGATGCTCTAGTGTCTCTGCAATGATGATTACATCGTATTGGCCCACTGGCTCATATGTTCTGATATCTAGCAGACTTGTGTAGTCAGCTTTACCAGATGCTTTTATGATGGCACTACTTGAGAAGTCTGATGCTGTATAGATGCAATCGAATTTACTCTTGAGATATTCAGCTCCTATACCGGTGCCACATCCGATCTCAAGGATAGTATTGAACTTTATGCAGTCAAGTATCTCAGAGAGTTGCTCATAAATTATCAGCCTATCCTCTTCAATAATAACATTAGCATAGTAATCATCCCAAAATTCAATGCTGTTTGTGTTTATTTTACCCTTTACTCTTTGCATAGTATCTCTTGTAGCTCATATATTTCAGGGAATGACTTGAGGAATTTATCTCTATCATCACCATATATCTTTTCACTTTTGAGCTTGTTGCCCCAGTGATCGTCAAATTTATGCTTATTATCCCACTTATCAGTGCTGATCGACAAGAATTTAACCTCATCAGAATCAAATACTCCCACAGATGCATCAGTAACTATTGCTCTGAGCCACATTGCCCAGTCTAGTCCGCTGTTTAATCTCTTGTCGAATGGCTGCCAGTTTATCCTCTCAAGGAATCTGTGAGATAAGACTCTGCCTATTCCAATTGGCTCATATGATCTTGGTCCTTTGCCGTAGCCAGTCCAGTTGACTAGTCT